GTTTACATCCATCCGCTTGTGCTTATAATTGCGAGCAGATTCTTTTGGCTCTGCTACAGATGGCGTATTCCGATGATTATATACCTATTTGGGATAAATGCTATTCATATCGTATACTGGAATGTTTTTACCACCAACGAAATGGTGGAAGCTAATGTTGTAATACTTGTAATGACCATTATATTTTATGTATATGGTTTTGCCGATAAGTATTTCTCAGGAAAGGGCTGTCAAAGTTTAATCTCTAGATTATAATGATATGGGAAAGTTATTTGGTTATCACACCTTGGGAGTGTTATTAAAATCGTTATCGGATTCTTGTTTTCGAGCAGACGAGCAAGAGAAGAGAGGGGAGAAGGTAACTGCTTGCGGAATGAGTAGCGATGAGATAGAAGACCTTTGTGAGAACTATCTTCCGTATGCTCTCAACCCAATGATGACTGCTGGACAGGTGAAGAAGGAGGCTCATATCAGCGAATCTACTCTAAGAAGGGCCATTGCAGATGGGGAGCTGGAGAGTGTGGGGAACGCTGGGGACCATAGCCATTTCTTCAAGAAATGGGACGTTAAGGAATTTATCAAGAAAAGACTGAAACGAAACAAGTAGAAAAAGAGAGAGGCGAGAGATTGCTTCTCTCTTTTTTTATGCTCTAAAACATACAATTTTTGCCTTAAATTATATACAATATTTTTGCGAAAATATATAAACGGTGTTTTTGATATGGGTCTATGTCACCTTAAATCTTTGGAAAACAGACAATTAAAGAAAGTGTGACAGAGTTATTTAATAACTTGCCTATTCCTCGTATCTTTGCAGGCGTAATCGGTTACATGTGAGTATAAACAGAATGTACAACTTTTATTTCTTTAGGAATTATGGCAGAAGAAGTAATTAAGACTACCTCTTGTTGCAACGATGCAATGATGGGTGGTTTGCTTGGAGCGATGGCAAATCGTGACAACAACAATCCTTTGGCAATGGCAGCAATGCTGCGAGACCGTGACGATGCCGACATGTGGAACAATCCATTTGCCTACATGATGATGATGGGCGTGATGAAGTGGATGTATGGCGACAACTGGAACAACCGTGACAATGCAGGAGATGTGCAGCGTGCAGAGATTCAGAGCCAAATCGAGAGTTTGCGTAATCAGATGGCAGACAACCAGAACAGCAACTTGCTGATGGGTGCCATCCAGGGTAACGGCAACGACCTTAAGATGTTGGCAAGCAATCTGAACTGTGACTTCAACGCCTTGCAGAACTCTATCTGTGGCATCCAGGCTGGCATCCAGCAGCTTGGTGGTCAGGTAGGATTCTCGGCAGAGCGAGTAATCAACGCCATTTCGCAGGGTGACTTGCAGATGACAATTGCGCTTAAGGATTGCTGCTGCCAGACGCAGCAGAACATTATCCGTATGGGTTATGAGAACCAGATGGGCCAGAAGGACATCATTAACCAGATGCAGCAGGGCTTTAGCTATACCAACACTGGTATAGAAAGAACTGCTTCGAACCTCGGTTTCCAGATGCAGCAAGACAAGTGTGACATCATCCGTGCAGGTGAGAACAACACCCAGCGTATCATCGATACCTTGACAGGCCATTGGAGCCAGGAGCAAGCCAACGAGATTCAGGACTTGAAGTTTAAGAACTCTCAGTTGCAGCAGAACATCTACTTAGCCAATCTGATGAATGGCGGTTGCGGATGTGGCGCAGGCGTAGCAGGTGGCTATCAGTAAAAAAAAGTAAAGAATGAAACAGAAGCGTAGTGGTATGAACAAGATTTCTCCAGTGGGCTTGGCTACTACAGCATTGGTAGCCAACCAAGTTTCAGTTTTAGCTACTTACAATGAGAAGCTTTGCAGACCTTATTGCGTGAATGGCAGCGTGCAGCCACAGGCAAGCATAACCTACAGTTATGAGCAGCCTATCCTGAATGGCACAACGGTGTTTGTGCCTATCGTGGCAACTATCTCCATCATTTCGCCTGTAATAGGCAACAGAAACGTGATGAGAGCGCAGCCTTTGATTTACACGGAAAGATGGGTAGCAGCCTTCCAGGGGCAGACAGCACTGCCAACGGCTGTAACTATCGCCAGTGTAGGCAGAACGCAAAAGGCTAACGATGTGGTATGCGGAAAGGCTAGAGGCCTGAGCATATTTGACAGTCTGACCGTAGCATTGACTACAGCTTAGTATCATTATAGAGGGAAATGGTGGATGGTTTGTAAGCCATCGTTTCCCTCGCATTTTCCATTTAAAACGATACGATTATGATATTTAAAGATTTAAAGGCAGGTTTCCCGGTTTTTTTGTTTGACCGGGCAACGAGAAAATTCAAGCAGGGTAAAGTGATGAATGCTCCAAGCCCTGATATTAGTGGTAGTAAGCCCAACATGATGCCCCAGATGCCTGGCATGCCAAACTTTGGCACCATGAACGTGAAGGTGAATATTCAGACGGAAGACGGAAAGCAGTCAACCTATTCGGTAGTTGATACTGAGCAAACAGCATACAGCGACACCCTTGTAATATCCTGTAGCAAGGAGAGTATCATCAACGAGGTGAACGCATTGAAGAACCAAGCCAACGACATCATCAATAAGATGCCGGACTTCGAGCAGACCGTAAAGGACTGTGATCATCTTCTCTCAGAACTGGACACAACGTTTCGTGACCAGCAGAGAACTAACCAGCGACTCGACCAGATGGAAAACAAGCTGGATGAGATTTTCAAATTCGTTAAATCACAAAAACAAGAATGATATGAACCTAGTAGAACTTATCACAAAATATCAGAGTGATGCCACACCGGAACAGATGGTGCAGGTAACCAAGATCATCGGCAAGTTTGTGGCGATGCATGCCGAGGAAGATGATCTCCTGAAACTGTATAAGGAGATTTATGGGGTAGTGGGTAACGGCCATTTCAACGACTTCTTTGCTGAGGCTCAGATCAGGAAGATGGTGTTTGAGGATGGCAATGATGTAGAGCATCGTGCTCCTTACTATACCGCAGCCAAGACCCAGGAGATCTATGAGACGGTGAAGGACGAGATTCGACCATATAACCAATGGGATTTTGCCGTGGTGCTGAACATGATTTACTCGGACAACTATAATCTGATGAAGAAATGGTTCCCGGAGGACAGCGAGGAGCAGATGATGGATCGGATGGTGGATCTTGCCGTGAACTGGCTGAGGGATGATGATAACCCTTATGGCAAGTGCAAGGCGTGGGGGTACTTCAATCACTAATGTTTACTTTGTGGGAAATTCCATAATACCTAAGATATATAAAAGAAAACTATCAGAAGAAGAGAATGCAGGCTAATTTTGGGGCTTGTATTCTCTTTTTTCGTTCAGATTCCGCTATTTATCAATATGGTTTGGGGAGGATGGGTTAAATTTGCAGTGTCTTCATAATGTTGTGGGGCACTAAACGAATTAAACATGAATGATATTAGAGGTTATGTTGTGATGGCAGTGGGGGCGGTGCTTGCTATGCTCAGCCCGATTATGGATTTTATCTATGCCATGTTGCTCCTGCTTGGGCTGAACTTTTTGTTCGGGCTGGTGGCTGCCAGGTTTAATGGTGAGAAATGGGACTGGAAGAAGGCTGGCATGTGCTTTGTGATGGCGGCAATCTTTTTTGTGATCGTGGTGAGTATCTTTATTCTGGGCCGGTGGCTGCACTGTGAGCACAAATCGGTGAGTGCGGTGCAATATGTCTGTTGGGCTACTACCTATTTCTTCGGGACGAATATCTTGAAGAACTGGAGGAGCATCTTGAAGAAGGGAACTACCTGGTATAAACTGGTGGATTTCCTGTATTACATCCTATCGGCCAAGTTTATTGAGGACTTGCCTTATTTTAAAAGTTATCAGGAATATAAAAACAAACAGAATGATGAAAATGGAGCAAATAACTAAGGAGCAGATTCTGAAAATCATGCCGAATGTCAGGAAGAGGGTGGATAAGTATCTGCCTTACTTCAACAAGCTGGCTGAGAAGTATCACATTGATACGAAGTTGAGGTGGGCGCATTTTCTCGCCCAGATTGCGCATGAGAGTGGTGAACTGATCTATACCCATGAGCTTGGGAAGGACTCTTATTTCTTGAAGTATGAGAAGGGAGAGCTTGGCAAGATGCTGGGTAATACGCATAAGGGTGATGGTGCCAAGTATAAGGGCAGGGGATTCATCCAACTGACCGGAAGAAGCAACTACTCGAAGTTTCAGTCTTACAGTATGCAGCCGGTATTGGAGAAGCCGGAACTGCTGGAGGAGCCGGAGCTTTGCGTGGATGTGACAATGTGGTTCTGGGAGACGCATGGGCTGAATGAGCTGGCTGATGCGGATAAGGTGGTGAGTATTACGAAGAAGATTAACGGAGGCACGAATGGGCTGGCGAGCAGAAAGATGTTTCTTGCCAGGGCTATGAAGGCCTTATAAAACTGCAAGGCGTATGAAAACAAGACATTGGGTATTGTATCTGTTTGTATGGATAGCGTTCTTCCTGACGATGTTTCTGACGAGCTGCAAGACGAAGACCGTGACGCAGGACCATTATATTACGGACACCAGCGTGAGCAAGGGATTGGAACAGACTTGGCAGGAGCGGTTTGTGGCAGCTTTTGAGCAGATGGCGCAAGTGAGAAAGCAGGAGAAGGAGAGTAGCTACCTGGAAACAACGCATACCAAGGACAGTACTTCGACCATGGTGGATGCTGCTGGGAAGCCTATCAAGACGGAAAGCTGGCATGAGGTGATTACCAGCAAGGAATCGAAGGAGGTGACTAGACTGCAGGATTCGCTCTATGTGGTGAATAAAATGGTGGATAGGCAGCAATCTCTTATCCTGCAGAAGGATTCTCTTATCCGGTTGAAGCAGGACTCTATACAGGTTCTGAGCAGGGAGCTGACAAAGAATGAGCAAAGATATATGACTTTGGGAAAATTGGCTATGGGGGCTATTATTGCTCTGATATTAGTAATCATAGGCTTGGCCGTATGGCTATGGCACAGAAAGAAATTTGCGAATGAAAACAATTACAATTAATATCATCAAGAAAAGCGTGATGGGAGTGGTGGAAGGTCTTACTGCTACCATCGCGCAGCATAACCCGGAGGTGGATTTCCAGACAATCTGGGCTAGCGATAGCGAGGAGGGTAAGCTGGATATTCATTATCGGGAGGCAGTGAATGACCTGGAAAACGAACTGACGAAATGGCTGGCGGCAACCAGTACTCAGTTTGATTTGCAGGCATTGGCAGGGAACCTGATGCTACAATTGAAGGTTCAGGACTTCTGGCCACCTAAGTTGAGCGGTCTGTTGAGCAATCAGATTCAGAACTATCTGGTGCATGCCGTTATGGCAGGGTGGCTGGGTGATTTCCCGGATATTAAGACTGCTGACTATGCCGGTATGGGAGCAAGTGATCTTGGCACCATCAAGGAGCTGCTGCTTAAAAGGGAATTTCTCTTTGAAGAGATTGCCCGGCATGAGGATTCTGTTGCCAAGGATGGAGTTGGCAGTGCTGTGGTTGCTAACAGGGCTACTGATACGGAGAATAAGGTGGCGGATGGAAACCTGGTTCCGGGAGACAGGGCTTCTGATGATACTCAGATGGCAGTAAACGAGGTGCAGACGACTGTACGCAAGGAAGATGCTGAGGAGAAGGAAGGCATCGGGGTGGCTGAGGCTGGTTCCAGACGCGAGGATAATGCCAGACAGCATTTCTGCCATGAGAGAGTGGATTGGAACGGTGGCAGACCTCCTTTTGAATTGAGATAATGTTTCATTTATAAATTGTTGAATATATGGATATTAAGAAAATTTCGCTAGACTTTGATATGGGGCAGGTCTGCAATGACGTGCTCGTAAAATGTTTCGTGATTAGCCAGAGCCTGATGGATGAGGCTCAGCAGGAGATTAAGGCATCTATCCAAAGTCCTGATGCGCCTGAAACAAGGAGTATCATCAACCGTGCCGTGACGGAGGCCATCGGTAATTTGAAGGTGGCTGCCCAGAGATACCTGACTACCGGTAGAACTGAGGACAACAACAGCCTGGAGCGACTTGTAGCCGGAATCAAGGAGTATAGCTATGCCGATAATGGGGATGGTACTTGGACGGAGATTGTTACCATTACCAAGGATGGCAATCAGAATGATGAAACTCGTATTGTTTATGAGAGGGGCAAGGAGAGGGCTGATCTGGAATATGAGAAGGTGAACTTCCTGCTGGAGATTCCGAACTGGAACATCGCTATGACTGATCCGCTGAAGAGCCACATGCACAAGTATATCGTGGACTATGTAATGGGGCAGTTTCTGGCTGACCAGTATGGGGATAAGGCTGCTGAATATGTGGAAAAGGCTAGCGGTGATTATAAAAACGTGATGACCGACCTGACCAGCAGGGATAACTATACTAAGAGAAAGCCTAGCTGGACTTAGGAAGGGGATTCTTCTTCTTTCTTTCTTTTGAGATTCTTTTTCTTTTAGGTGTTTATGGATGAGCCTTCGCCTCCAGGGTCCACCCCTGTTCAGCGAAGGCTCTTTTCCGCTTTCTAGAACTTCCCGAAGCGGCGGATGACCTCCAGGCGAGTGGCGAAGTACTGGGACATGGTCTTCATTTTCAGGTAGAGGGCTATGCGGAAATAGCGGTAGCTCTTGCTGACCATGTAGCTGGACTTCATTCCTCCACAACGACCTAGATAATGCCAATTCTGATTGTCGTGGCTGCCGTAGAGCCACATAATTGGAACGGAATCGGTGGTGAGGGAGTGGAGATAGCCGGTAATGCTGTCGGGGACTCCATCTTCATCGAACTTCAAGGTGCGAGTGACGATGATGCCGTGGTACTGGGTATCATCGCTGTAATCATAGCCCTTATCGAGGCAGATGACACTACCATCACGGAATTGGATGTAGGGGTGAGGGTAGGAATTGAGGGCCGTGAGCACGTTCTTGATGAGCATGGTACTCCATGCCTGATCCCGGATGGAATAGCAGAGGGCTACGGTATCTGCTGAGGCAGACTTGGTATTGTTGCTGACATCGAGGCAGAAGATGCGCGAGTTCTTGTAGTCGTAGATGACCTGACAACGCTGGAAGAAGTCGATAGGTGACTCTGAGAAGTCTATGAGCTGTCGCATCTGGGATTTGATGAGCTTTGTTTCTTCGGAATCACTGTCAGCATCCAGGAAGTAGTTGAAGAACTTGCCCATGTGACTGACGATATTGAAGAAGGGACCATCAAGCACATCGGACATGGAAGCTATCTGCGATTCGGCTACCCTGTTGGCAGAACGATTTGTGACGAAGAAGACGGACTGATCGAGCTGCGTGATAGATAGCGGATTGGAGCAGACATCACGGCTGATAGGATGTATGCTGCTGTATGTGCCCTGTGCAGATACGTCCATCGCCCAGATACCATCGGTAGAGAATGCCATGAGAGGGTATTGGCCGAACTGACCCTGCGAGAGGGCGCGAGTGGTGGCTGCTATGCCCTGGATGGTTCCGATACCAACCGTATTGATGGCATTGACCGGGAAATAGAAGGCGTTATCAGCCTCGGAGGTGTAGATCTTGTTGCTTAAATCGACAATATCATCTGCAGTGTAGGAATATGGATCGTGGATGAACTCCTCTATCTTATGGTTGAAATCGCCCATGTGCATGGATCCATTAATTTCGTTGCATGGCGTTAGCGGAAACGAGAAGACGTAAGGGATGGAATCTTCCATTCTCGTAGTATACATGATCATCTGCGTGGCTCTGGAATCAGGATAGAACTTGACCAGATTGGCGAGCATATAGGCATCTACATTCTTTTCGCTGTCATCATTGACCACGACATGCTTTTTTCCGGACGAGGTATTGAGAATGGTGACGATTTTCCTGATTTTATAATGATTCTGAATGTATGAATTGGTGGAATCGGAATTTAACTTATCCAAATACGGAAACATGACCATGCGATTGAAGCCGGAGAAGAGGACTTCCTTGACTCCATAGAGATTGAGGCGATGGTTGTAGACATAACTGCCTGATGCCAGGAGGCTGTTATGGGTTTTGTAATCGTCTTTCATCTGTTCCTGCAAAGATACTTCGTAAATAGCCTGTTTATCTACAGGGAGAGTTCTTTCATTACATCCTATGAGGTCATCAAGATTCAACGAACATACCTTGTAGAAGGCTGGTGTATTGACCAACTTGTTTTGATATACATCATCTGAAATGGTAGGGAAATTGACCCTGACACATCCTACTACGTCCGTATCATTGCCGTAGGTATAATTATCAACCCTTCCAGCACCTAAGCCATAATTAGGTTTATAGATGGCGAGAGACGTAATTTTCTCTGCTGTATCAATATTGGTGATAGGTGGAGTGATGAACACATCAACGGACTTGATGACATCTTTCCACAACTTAAGTTGGTATGTGTCTCCACTGAGACTATAAAGAAGGGAGACATTACGAGGATAATAATAAAATGCAACCTTATTGATTGTGATTTCGAAAGGTTGATTATCTCCATCTAAGCGTGAAAATTTGACAGTGTCCTTGACATTGATCTTGCCCTTGAAAACGTCTCCTAGTGCATCGTCTTTATTGAACGTAAGATTGGCACTGGCTACGGCATAGGAATTAGGGACCTGGACAGGCATGAAGACCGGAGCAGAATGCATAATCATGGAGCCATCAAACATGCGATAACAATAGCGGACAAAGAAATTGGCATAGAACCGACCATTTCGTGCAATCACATTGTTGGTGCGATTGACAAGGGCATAAATGCTCTGGGTTATGTCAGACTGCTTTTCTTCTTTAATGCTGGCGCATATTTCGCCCAAGCTGAAACTATCATTGTCTACTACACTGAAAATATCAGAACAAGAGAAGCTGGTCTGCTGGAAGCAATCAAAGAAGCCATTACTGCTGCTCTTGCTATCAATGCCACCAAGGTCATAATCATCAGCATGGTTGGTTGTATTAATAGAAAACCCTATATCCAGGAATGGTGGCTTCTGCCCCAACCATTGGTAGGAACTATAACCGGAACTATCGGGGTGGAAAATGGCGTAATGGATGCCATTAGTGGCGATGATGATGAGGGTATTGCCTACAGAATTGACGGACTGGATGGTGGCTTCGGATGAGAAAGTATAGATACTGTCCATGTAGGAACCATCAGAATCGAACCAATAGATACTATTGGAGTGAATACCGATGAGATGCTTGTAGCTGCCAGTTTCGTGGATATAAAGGAGTTTGGCGATGTTTTCTGAATCACCGATATATAACGCTGAGGCTAAACTGGTGCCTGATATGATGGCAGGGCGCAGTGCGCCATCATGCAGCTCTAGATTGCCGCAAAGTGATAGCGCACCGTTTTCTACAGCCAGTTCATCAGGTGTAAGGCTGAGGCCTTTGAAACGAATTGATTGTTGCATAAACTTAGAATTTATTATTTTACATTGAATTATTTATCTGCAATGGGCGAAATCAGCCCTGTTGATGACTATTAAAGCCTGATAATCTACATCATCAATCCTGATGCTCTTGCACTGATCAGACACGATAAGATCTATCTCTGTGGCATTGGTGGGAATGCCGCTAATAAAGGCAAGCATGTGTCTGACCGTATTGACGCTGCATCCATGTAGCTGGCCTTTCCGGCCGGAGAGCAGGATGGAGTCGGGCAGATCGGTCTTGATGATGTACATCTGGTCATCCATGTAGCAGAAGCTAATCTTATCGCTCCGGGATAGCCCTAGAAGCTTGCAGGGCTGTGTGCGGAGGGTGATACGGCCATTACGATTGATGGTGAGTCCACGCTTCTTACAGCGTGGACGGTTGAGGATGATGAGTTCATGTTCTGTCTGCATAGTCTTTTGGTTTATGGAGCCAGAAACGGAAGTAGTCGTTTTCGGCATCCTGATTGCGTACCTTAACATATTCGCGCGTGACATAGAAGTGCTGCTTCTGCACGGTAGGGTTCAGCTGGTAGTCGTAGAGCATCGCAGCTGGCTCTATGCGGCCATCGAAGGTAATCTCATACCAGTAGCGATGGAGAAAGAACCATTTGCGCCTACGGACTTCCTGAATGGTGGTGTAGTTGCTCTTATCCACCCGGCATGGAACGATGCTCCAGGAGCCATCCTGCCAAGTTTCCCGGGTCTCTATGGTTTCTCCCTTCTCGTCTTTTACTTCTTCGGTACTGTATGACTGCTGAATCTTGACGATGAGGCATACATCATTGACAAATACCTTTGCCATCTTGCGGTGGCAGAGCATGACGTATCTGCCTTTCCGGTCTCTGAGGAGGTCACGCTTCTTTCCGGGTCTATTGATGACGCATACGGTAGAGAGATACTTTCTGCGGATCATGGTAAGGATCTTGGGGAGATTGGCCTTGGCGTGCATGCGGTCGATGACCTTCTGGACCTTATCAAAGTTCTTCTCGGCTTCCGTCTGCTTGATGGTAACGGCCTTCTGTTCACGTATCTCCTTGACCTTTTCGCGTACCTGCTTGGTAGTCGGTACTTCGAGCACGTGACCGGTCTTCTTGTCGAGTTTGAGGTTTGACTTCTTTTTCATACTGATATAGTTTAGATATTACCTGTATTCTTGATGATGATTTCGAGGCTGTAATCATCACAAATATCCTTGCCGTTAGCCATACGGTGATTGAAGGTGCAAGGGATTCCCTTCTTGTAGAGAGGGCACTGGAAGCAGTGCTCAGGGATTTCGCCCAACTCGGTGACGTGGGTTTCATCGCTTTTCTTCTTGCGACATGTGAACTGTACTACGTATCCAAAGTGGTCGTATAACTGGCCAGGCATAACCGGTGTGACTTCTCGGAGCGATGGAAGCTTGTAGCCCATGCGCTTGATAAGCCAGAGGCGAAGGCATAAGAGGATTTGCTTAAAAAACTTTTTCATACTGCTAAATATTTACTTCTAAATTGATGTTGCGAAATTATGCTTTTTAGACGTAACAGGAGTGATAAGTTGCGCAACTTGGTTCTGTAACGACCAAATTGCGCAAGATAGCTGTTTACTTTTCTGATTCCTCGTCAGATTTGTGGTCAGGTTCCTGGTCAGAATCCTCCTTCTTTACAGGTACCTTATGCTCGAAGACATCCATGATCTTGGTCTCGCTGAGGCTCTTCACCTCATAATCGATCATGGTTTTGCCCATCACCTCACCTACATAGCGCTTGGCACGATCAAGGGATTTTGCCTGAACGAGGTAGTTATAGTAGGAACGCTTCTCCTTTTCGGTCTTTTCATCAATGGTGATGAAGGCGAGGCGAGCCTTGAACCAGAGATCATCATCATCAACGTCTGAGAAGAAGATCTCTCCATAATTTGCCCGGTTGATGTTGGCAACTTTCAGTTCTCCTGAAACATAAGGCGCCATCTCCTCGATGATGCTTGCCTCTGCCTCGGTGAAGGATAGGGCATCTACGGTGTAGAGTTCGGTGACGGTCTTTTCAGATCCATCCTCCATGGTCTTCATGTAGCGTACCTTGCACTCGAACCATGTAGAGGTGCGAGAACGGAGTGAGTTTGTTTCTTTCTTGTCTGTCATAATTTTAAATCTTTAATTTGTTATACATTATTTAATGGATAGCGCTGAGGCTATTGCTTGTCTTCTATTGGCGGCATTCCCTTTGGTGGCAGGTATTTCTTAGCCTGAAAGTACATCACACCGCCCTGGCATCTGCGTAGATAGTCGTTATATTCTATCTTTGCCAGATTCTCATCTTGGGAGGAGAAAACGGAACGAGCCTTTGCACGTGGGTATCTCTCCATCACGTGGTACTCGATTATGTAGCCCTGCTTGACGTACTGAGCATCCTGCCATTTGATGAGAAGGGAATCTATCTTGCTCTCTGACTTCTTGATGGCATTGTAGAGGTCATAGATCTTCTGTTGATCAGCCCCCGGTATTTTCTTAAGCTGGAAGTACTGCCGGGAGCTGGCGCGAAGCTGGGCTACCTCCAGGAAGAAGCTGCCATTTTCATCCTCCGGCACATCATTTCCGTCAGCATGGAGTATGATTTCATCTACTCTCTTCTCCAGTTCGATGGATTTTTTGAGCAGGTCTTTATCGCGAGTTTTCCAAAACTCTCGCTGGTTGGTTCGCATTTCTGCGTTTCTTGCAAACTAGCATAAACTTATCTGGATAAACTGATGATACCATTCGTACTAATTGATCCATGAACTGCATGGACTTCAAATACTCATTTACATTTATTTCCATTTTCTTAATTTCTTAAAATTCGACATTTCGTTATCTTGTTGGCACAATGGGGTTGAGATTCGTTCAGCGCTATGGTGATGCGGCTCTCTAACTCTGATTGTGTCTCACGTTCTTTACGCTGTAGGGGGGTGAGCAAATCGCCTATGACTTTGGCACCCGATGAGAAATACATGATGATCTTCATATTGCTTCTTTTTTGGTGAAATTACTTTTTGATGTTATGGTTCCTCCTCCTGATTATCTTGTTTCTGCTTCCAGCCTTGGCATGCTGGCTCCCAGAAGAAATGATGGTCGAAGAAGCGAGAGCAGGTGCCCAGGCGCTTGGACTCTTTTCTGAGGGTGAAGAAACGACAGTTCTTGCACTGCTTATTCTTGTTTCTTGTCATCAGCCACAGGAAGAGGACTGCTGTGGCGATGAGGAGCATCATAAAGATGATGAATGTGAGTTCTGATTTCATTGTTACTTTTTCTTTTGGGTGATTTTACTTAATAGCTTCTTGTTAGCCTCTGTGTCTGGATCAGAGTGATAGACCATGCTGACGGACTGCTTGGCTGACAGGGGGACGTGCTGCATGTAGTCGTTGACCTGCTGCATCACTTCTTCCAGTGATCGGCAGAGGACGTATTTGTAGCCGGCTGCATCCCAGTATGCCTGGAACTCCTTCTGATGGGCTGACTGCTGATTGGTGTGGCCGTACTTCAATTCTATGCCCAGAGCGTGATAGAAGACCTTGTGGGGGCTGAGATCTCCGATGTTCTCTTCTCGGAAAGATGGGAGAGCAAGGATGAGGTCGGGAACGCCCGGAACTACTCCTGCTGCAGCATTGATGGCTATCTTCTTGCCGGAGGATTCTGCCTCGTTCTTGGGATGGAAGAACAGATGCCAGAAGGCCGGGTACTGCAGGCGGAACCATTTTACACATGCTATCTGCAATGCGCCCTCACGCTGTTTCTTGCGTGTAGGAGGGTTCTTCTCACTTTGTTGGTTACTGCCATTAAGAATGGCTTCTAAATCTTCTTTCTTCATAATCGTATGAATTTTAATAGTTCTGTTTACTTAATCTCTGAAGAGACTTTTGAGATAATTTTGTGTCTGATCATCCAAGTCGGCTAGCGACTGTTCTTCTTCTGCTACCGAAGGGTTCCAGACGATTCCCAGTTCTGCCAATGTGCCATTTTCGTAGGCTTGCTTTAGCATTCTTGCCATTGAGCCGTTTGGATCCTTTGCAGCGTGTTCTATGAAGCTGAGGTACTTTTGCCTGAGGGCTTCGGTTTCTGCCTTCTCCTTGGCTTGCTTTGCCTCTTCCTTCTTCTTCAGGCGTGCTTCTATCTCCTCTCTGGTTTCCTCATGCTGAGGCTGAGGAGGAGATGGTGGAGGGCTTGGCTGCTTTGGAGTGGACTTCTTGGAGGCTGAGGCTTCGATGGTAGGGTTGTCGAAGGTACCTTCCATCAGCTGCTCGTAGTTCTCGGGGTCGAAAATCCAATTGAATGAGATATAGCATCCTCCATCCTTGCGCCCTGATAGCAGATCTGAGTCTAACGCCTTGCGTAGCATCGGCTCGATGTCTTCGAAGGAGTAGTCTGAGATAAACTTGGCTACCATCTTCTTGCGGTCGGGCGTCATCTTGGATATAGGCTTAACCCCGGTACCAAGAAAGAGACGGTTAAAAAGTCGAAGGACTTCTGAGAATTGAGCATCCGCATCGTGCAACTTTTTTTCTTTTTCTTTTTTTTGTGTGGGGGTGGGTGCTCTCTTTTGCCTTCTTTCTTTTCTTTCTTTCTTTTCTTTGTTAGGGGGTTCGGGGGAAAGGCTTTCTTTTGTTTCTTTCGTTTCTTTCTTCCCTTTTCTCGCAAGTGTGCCCTTGTCTGTGCCCTTACTTGTGCCCTCATCTGTGCCCCTGATTGCTGCGGAATCTTCTGAATCTCCTTTATTTAAAGGGGTTTCGGGAGTGTTAATCTGTGCCCCTATCTGTGCCGTAGCTTGTGCCCTTTGTTGTGCCCCAGTTTTCTGCTGTGCCGTAGCTTGTGCCCTTTGTTGTGCCCCATCTGTGCCCTTGTCGGGTGGCTGCCCCACCAAAACTATTTGGCTAGCAGATGTTTGTGGCTTTCTTCTCTGTGCCCTAGAGTGTGCCCCTATCTGTGCCCTATCCTGTGCCCTTACGTCATTTCGCCATGGTATGATGCAGTGGGCGAGGGGATGTGAACTGTTAATGTACACTATGGTTGAGGCTCTGGGCGAAGAACATTTTGTGATGATCTTGTCGGCAACCAGCGTATCTATGGCTACTCTGATGGTCTTCACCGTGGTGCGTAGCTGCAGGGCAAGATCGCGATAGGAGAGGGTTACAGCACCTGCCTCGTTGTGGACCGAGGAGAGGAGCAGGTGGATAAGCACCTGCACGACAACCGGGCGATGGAAGTATCTCCATTGCAGCAGTTCGGGAGTCAATATGTAGCCATCTGATTTCATTTATGTTATTTTATTTGGAATATATTACTTTACCTTGATCTATATTACTTTACCTTGATCTATTCTATGTAGTTTTACTGGCTCATCCTCCGAAGTAAGTTCTCTTCCGATGAGTTTCTTAATGCTACCTTGTGGAAGTTGAAAACCATAAGCTCCATATCTATCTTGTGGCAACCAATAATTATGTTCGATGCAATCACCAGCCCACATATCAGGCTTGCAGTTGAATATCCATTCTCCGATATAATCTTTTGCTACCCATGCCATAACTATTCCTCTTTAAAATACGACTTTATTTTATTCCAAACATCCTTTGGTGAATAATGCCACATGACGTATATGGCAACAATCCCAAAGGCAATCAAGAAAGCTGTCTCTATATCAAATCCTTCTCCTATCGGGCGTATTATATGATATGAGCCATCACTTCCATAAGATATATAACTATCGCTCATAAGCTATTCTTATTTAAGTTCGACCGGCTCATCGGAAAAAGACAATTCTCTTCCGATGAGTTTCTTAATGCTACCATGAGGTATAAGAATACAACCACCGATACTAGAATATATAGGATTCCAATATCCATATTCTCCATATCCACTTCTGTATGGTTTCTCTATAAAAAGAAACTCTAAACCATTTGCATTAGTTGCTACCCATGCCATAACTATTCCTCCAATTTTGGTCTCCAGTATTTTTGCCCGCAGTACTCTTCCCCACATAGCTGTCTACTGTACTGATACTGACAATTAGAACAACTTCGCTCGCTTGGATTCCACAGCATGAAATAAATTGCATTACGAAAACCTTGGTCATATATCGCTTGTTCAAATGCGTCAAAATCTTCCATATAAGCTCCTTCTTCTTTTGCTTGTTGAATTATTTCATTTATTTTTTCATTAATTTCCATAACTATTCCTCCACTTTTACGCCGAATGGAGTCCCATCGGCAAATAACAAATCCTTAAAGCAACTTTCAAATGTCTCATCTTCATATCCACCGAAGTCACAGCCTCCAGTAATTAAGCATATGAATGCACGATGTGTTTGATAATTAGCAAAGTACTTATCTTTAACAACACCAAATGGCTGATGCTTCATCATTTCCTGCCAGCACTCTTCTGCATCCTTGAAAGGTCGGTACTTTGGCTCGGGCTTGATTCGGTAATCTTTATAATAAGTTACTAAGTGGTCTAAACTAGCTACGTTAGTATCATACCATTCTCTATTAATTGTTTGATGTTGTATAGTTTTGCTATCTACAATAGCTTGTAGAATAGGCATAATTTTTTTAAGATTCTTTATATCCATAATTCAATCCTCCAGCTCTTTAAGTGCATTTTTAATCTGCCAGTCACTCTATTCGCACGGAAGATGCTTTCTGTGGTGGACGTAGCACTTATGCTTAAGGCAGTACTTGCCGTTGATGCAGTTGCGACCATCCTTGCATAGGAGGCATTTCCGGAGTGCGTGATTACTATTTGGTGATTCGCTCATAATAGTAGGTTACTATCTGGTGCTCGTTAGGCTTTGAGCCGTTGTAGCGCAGCGTGAGCGTATCTACAATCTCATCGTATGTACTTTGAGACATTTGGGCTACCACGTTTTCATCGTGTATGCCCTGGGAGAGCATCTTGATGCCGGTGAAGATGATGCAGCTCCACAGGCTGACGCATAGAATCATTTTCAATTTCTTCATAATCGTTCAATTTTAAAAGTTAGTGGACGGTCAGGGATTCGAACCCATCGTCTTCTCTGCTTAGTCCTTTTTCGCAGATGTGTAAAAGCAAAACAAATAGTAGTCAAGCATATCAATTGGATTTTTAATAATGGACATCGCCCCCAATGGGCTAAGACACTACCGTCCGTGTTGTAGGGTAAAGGATGCCTGGATGAAGATAAATTGCAAGAATCATAAAGAGATCGCCAGTCTTCGCATATTATCTGGTATATTCAGGCACCCTTGAACCTTAAAAAACTAAATAGAATCAGCTTGTCACTTACTCACGCAACCGACAGCATATTTTACAACAAAAATACGTTATATATATCAATTAATGTGTCCGGATGGATGTTTCACGAAGTCCTGAACCTTGTTGGCACAAGCATCCAGTTCTGAGATACGGAGGTGGCATCTGGTAGGCTTGCCTTCCTCGTTGTATTTCCAGTGTTCCTTGACATATCCCATTTTTACCCATCGTTCTACGTTTCGCCTGCCGTAGGTGTTGAACGCCTTGGCCTGGCTCACGAAAGGCCGCTTGCCAACAGCCTTTCCCAGTTCCTCCTGCACCACGTTACGGATGGCAGACAGGAAGGTGTCGAAGGACATCATCTTATCCTCGAACTGAATTTGTACTACCTGGTTCATATCTTTTGTTATTTGATGCGGGTTACACTTATTGTTTTCTTCACTCTGTTGGTCTTGGTCTTGAACTTGCGTTCATAGATGAGTCCGAGATCTGTGCAGGTGGTTTTGACCGATTGCAATCTGTCGATGGGAAAATCTATGGATTCTCCTTCGGACAGGTCTCTGATAACCGATCTGAGTGGAGTCTTGTTTCTTTCTTTTGCCATATCTATACCTTATTTATATTAATACCTGTTCCATGATGGAGTTGATGGACTCCTTGATGGTCTGATTGTCACTTTGTAGATTTCTTGCGCATCTTCCGGTGATGAGGTCGATGAATACTCCCTTGATTTCTTCATCCGTCAGATCCGTAAATATGTTCTGCTTGAATCTTTTTGTATAATAGCTTTGTATCTCCTCCATTGACATTTCGTCTAAAACATCTTCTGGATCAACTTCTACACATACATCAACATTAGTAAAAACAGTCTTATTGATCTCCATTATTTGCCTCCTTTCTTGATTGTGAATTTTTCTACTATGTTGTCTGAGGTTCCTCTAAGGAATCCTGCCAAGTAGCCTAGAACGGTTTCGTAGCCGTCTCCGGTAGTAGGCTCCATCTTCTTCACTTCTGCAATTGTCTGTTCGATGGTGGTGATAGTGAAGTCTAGATATTCTTTGTTTGTTTCCATATTACTTTAACCTTATGTTTTAAAAGAATCGGGTCGATGGGCTTATATGGTACAGAACCTAAAGTGACTAATTTTAAATTTTCCTCACCCATCGTTGCCCGATTGAATATTTTTTGTTTATCTTTGCACCGACTAATTTTAATTTTATATATTATGGTACAAAATGTATTTACTTTTACCCATCGCTTTGTAGGTAAAGCAGAGGGAGAGTTGCATGATTTCAGCAGCACTATTTCGAAGTTGGCAAATGAGGGATGGATTGTGAAGCAGATTTCCTCAACAACCTATTCTCATGGTAGTTCATCTTTCATTGCCGTAACCGTACTAGCTGAGAAAAGCGAATAGCTCTTTTGCTTTTTTTAGTTGAAGTCCTTTGGTCTCATGGATTCCATGTCCGTAAGACAATTTTAGGGACTCTAGCATATTTTCCCAATCCTTTAATGGTGCATTGTATATCCATTCGAAAGCATTTTGCATTTCTTCCTTATACGATGCGCCATACTCATCATATAGCTTCTTGCGTAACCAGAAGCGTTTGGCAAGCTTCTTGGATTCTTCTACTGTGCATTCACCAATCTCCCTGGTTTCCGGGGTCAGATCTTCCAAATAGCACCATTGTGGGATGGATTCTGGATAGAGCCAGACGTGCTTTCCTCTTAGCTCTTTGTTGGTAAAGCGACCAATACCTGTGTCGAAACCTTTCTTGCTTTCATCCCAAGTAAAGAGATCGTAGGAGCCATTTCCTTCTTCATCAACACCTATTTGGACTATACATTGGGCTCTATCTTTCTTTGGAGTCTCTTCTATTGATTTATGCCATCTCTCTTTGAGATACATGGCGATTTCGAGATTTTTCTTTTCTTCCATCATTTTTCTCCTATTTTATTTGGTGTTTATTTATTTATTTATTAACTTTACGGTGCAAAGATAATCATTTTAGCTTGAAAACAATCAATAATGATTGAATATTTAAAGAAAAGTAAGCTATATTGATTGATATTAACAATTAAATTGATTGATATTATGGACAGAAGTATTAATGTTGGACTAGCTATTGAACAAAGAATCAACGAGTTAGGTATTACTAAGTCGGAATTTGGACGTAGAATCGGCATTCCTAATCAAAATGTCAATCGTGTTCTATCCAAGTCTTCAATCGACTCTGATAAGTTGGTTGAGATATGTAATGCTCTTGATTATGATTTCTTTAAGTTGTTTTCTTCTTCTGTAGAGGAAACCAAAACCTCATTGCTGAATATCTTAAAGTTAAAAGCGATTTTAAAAGAAAAAGGCATAGGGGAAATAAAACTTGCTTCTATGCTTGGTATATCTCACTCAGATGTAGAGGCTATAATGGAAGGAAATGATTTGACCCTTGGGCTGGTTGAGAGAATAGCAGAGGTGCTGGGTATAAAGCCTGCTGAATTGATTAATGGTGCATCTGTAACAGCTGAGGCTCCAGCTAAGGCTGATCACGCCATGTATGAAGAGTTGATAGCTCTAAGAGCTGAGAATAAGTTGCTGAGGGAGATCCAGGGTCTTTCTGCAAGAAGTCAGGTTCATGTAGGATAATTAAAATGATCATGTAGGATAATTAAAATGAGGTGAATATGGAAGCTTTTTATATTTTGCTGTTGGTCTTCGGCATTTTGGTTCTCTTTCTGTGTATAATTAATATTTTTGAAAGGAAAGGTGAAGACTCTGATTTTAATGATTTGAGTACTTGCAAGTCAACCTCAGATTTCACAAGATTCAGAAGAGTCAAAGAGCTTCAATATGATTTAGAACAATCAAAAGTTAAAGTTAACCAGTTAACTGTAAAGGTGCAAAAGCTTGAATTTGTTAAATCGAAATGTGATGCAGATGCACTGATTTCACAGAATAAGATTAATGAATTGAAATGGTTGGTTGATTCTAAAGAACGGCAGCTGTCAGCTAAAGAAAAAGAAATCCAAACTCTCAATTTTGATTTATCTAATAAGAAAGCTGTTATCAATGGCTTGAACTTCGAGAAGAATGAATTGCAGGATTTGAATGCTAAGCTAAATAAAGAGCTTGATGAGGCGGAATATATTTATCGTGAACTATACGATAAGTATGAATGCGCCAAATCGGAGATTGAGACTCTGGAGCAGAAAGAAGATGATTTTGATCAGATGATTAATGCAAAGAATCCATTTGATTATGTTGCTCATCTTCGTGCTCATGCTTTGGAACACAAGAATATGTATATTGATTCTAATATAGAGGAGCTTGCTTCTTTGTTTAAATATCAGTATAAGTTTGAGTATCTTCTTTCTATATATCCTGAATTGATAAAATTTAAGGATGATAATGCTTATATCAATTATATGCATGAAGAAGAAAAGCGGTGCAACATCAAAAATTGGTTATCTGATGAAGAATATTTTCAGCTGACAGAACAAGGCAGAGAGCAGTTGGCTGTGGATCGCTACATTTCAGATAGTTCTAAATGGTCAGACTGGGAGAAAGGGCGCAATTATGAGATATATTCAGCCTACAAACTTTTTAATGAAGGTTACGACATTATTCAGGAAGGCTTAAATAAAAAGCTGGAGGATGGTGGACGTGATATTATAGCTACCCATCAAAAGACTGGAAAGGTATTGATAGTTCAATGTAAAAATTGGAGTTCGCTTGTTAGGGAAAATGTAGTTTTTCAACTATATGGCTCATTTGTTCAGTGGAAGTTGGATAATGAAGATAAAATCAAAGGGGTAGAAGTAGAACCCTGGCTTTATATCACTTGTGACTTATCTCCTGAAGCTATCAAATGTGCCAATTTGCTAGGCGTTAAGATAAGACGATTACCTATGGACAGGTTTCCGGCCATCAAGTGTAATGTGAATCATAATACAGGCCAAAAGATTTATCATCTGCCCTTCGATAGGCAGTATGACCTAGTGAAGATAAACGCCAAAGGCAAAGGATATAAGTTTGAAATTGCTGAGGCTTTAAAGGAAGGTTTCAGAAGAGCGTATAATCATTAATAAATGAAATAAGATGAAAAGATATAGAATTAATTTTCTAGCACTCATATTTATTGGTGTGCTATGTTTCTTAAGTTCATGTAGCAAGGAGTCGCTGGATGGAGAATCTGGATCGGCTGCAGTGGTATGGGATAAAACTTCCTATAATGTGAGTTATGTTGAGGTGGGTTCTCCTTATACATCATTTCCTGTTACTGACAAATACTTTATTTTGGATTTTGCTTTAGAGGATTCTGAGAATCCCCAGAAGCAGCTTTCTTTTAGTTGTACGAACTATATCTATGGTGAGAAAGTTGATTTGACCACAGGTAAATATTCGTCTCAGATTGATTTCAAAGACGGACAAAAAACGTATTGGATGAGGGGAGGTGACTCTAATGTTAAGGCTGGAAGCTATTATAAGCTGACTAGAAAAGGAAATCATATAGAGCTTACCATTGATTTGGTCTATTCAGGAGATAATGGTTATGAGCATACCTTAAAGGTAAGGTATAGTGGTGAACTTCCGGAGAACAGCTATTTCCCATCTGAGAACTGGCAAAATGAGCCTTCTTATCATTATACATTTAGCTATGATGAGGCTCCGTATAGTTATTCGAGGTTTGCAAGCTATGGACCTGGAGGTTTTATTTGTGATACAGGAAATGAAAAAAATGATGTTCATTTGCGGATAAGTACAAATAATGAAACTTATGGCGAAAAGATTGATTTAACTAAGAAAGAAAATGATTGTGTAATAAACCTGGTACTTGTAGATAATGAAACTGGTACGCAAGAATGGTATGAATGGTATCATAGCTCTATTCTAGAAGGAAGCTACTTCTATATAAAGAAGGGTGAAGGTTCTTCGAAAGATGAGCTGACCATTGATGTTAAGTGCAAGGATAAGGATGGCACAGTTCATCATATACAGGCTGAATATAATGTATATAAATAAGGTGTATATAGTTAATTAGTAAAATGAAGAATTATAGTATTTACTCAACAATTACCCAGTTGTGTACTGGTATTGTCTTGTAAGGTATGGCAATAGTTTAGAGAAATGCTTTGAAACTATAGTAAATAAAGGGAATAGCAATGAGTGAACCGCTAATATTAGCTTCTTTTCGCTAAAGGCTTGATTTATTGAAAGTTAGCGTAAAATATTAAATATTAGAGGCTTATTTGTAATAAAAAACACATCATTTGGCGTGTTTAACGTGCCAAATAGAGGTGAATGTTTATAAATGGTTTATAGAATTTTGGGGGTATGGCAACATTTAAAGTAGTAGTACAGCATCAACGTTCAGATGGACTTTATGTAGTCTATATACGTTTAACCCATAAACGTAGAATTATCAACATCAAAACAGACAAGATGGTGACCGGTAAGGGTGTGGTTCCTGGTAAGCGTGACGTAAAGGATCCGTTTGTTCTCAACTCTTGTATGGTGACAATAACTAAGTGGGTAGAGATGCTTAATAGATATGATATTGCTAATTTGACAGTAGAACAGGTTAGGGACCTTCTTCTATCTTCCAATGATGATCTGTGCTTTTCTGATTATGCAAGAGAATATATAGATAAGATTTCTAATACGCATCAGCCAAGAACTGTAGAATTAAATAAAGCATCTTTGGTTGCTCTGGAAAAGTTTGCAGGGAGTCATAAAATTCTGTTCTCTCAAATGACTACGGCATTTGTACAGTCGTGGATAGATTCTTTATCTCAATTCAAACGAGTGAAAGAAACTTATCCTGTCACAATAAAAACCATCTTTAAGGCTGGTCTTCTTAAATATAATGATTATGATAATGACATTATACGTATAAAGGTGAATCCTTGGGCAAAAGTGAAGATTCCAAAGCATGATGCTCCTGAGAAGAAAGCGATAACTATGGAAGAGTGCAGGGAGTTTTTTGCTGTTAATGTGACACAGAAATCAAGAAAGATGGCTCAGGATATATGCAAGCTGATACTTTGTTTAGCCGGTATTAATGGTGTTGATTTATATAGAATGAAGAAATCTGCCTATTATGATGGGATTTTGCATTATGAGCGTGCTAAGACGAGAACAAGAAGGGAAGATAAGGCTTATATAGAAATCAGAGTTCCTGACATGTTGATTCCTACGATTGAAAAATATCTAAGTGATGAAAAAGATGAGTATCTTTTCAAGTTTCATAAGATGTTTCAGGATGATAGGAATTTTGTATCAAGCCAGAGCCATGAGATTAGTTTGATTTGCCTTACCTATCTTGGAATGAAGAAAGGTGATAAAACTTATTCTACCTATACTTTCAGGCATACATGGGCTACTATTGCTCAAAATGATCTTGGGGTTAGTTTTGATGATGTGGCATTTGGATTGAATCATGTTAATAGGCATAAGGTCACTATGGGATATGTGAAACCTGATTTCTCCAAAATATGGGAGATAAATGAGAAAATCGTGGAGAAGGTGTTTTTTACAAGTGACAAGAGTAAACGCTTGGAGAAACATCATCTGCCTGTATTTGAAAAGGTCGATGAGACGTTTGAACTTTGTGCTGATGCTTACTTTATGGGTGAGGTGGTTGGTCATGTTGATGGCAAGGGCTACCGGAATACAGATGACATTATCCAGCAACTGATGGATAATATCAATGATACCGTTCCTAAGAACTGCACTATACAGATTAAGGTGAAGAACGTGACCAAGAACCAGACTAAGTACTTTGAACGGATACGTGACATTAAATAGAGTAATTTGGTTAATGCGATTAAATATAAGACTAATAAGGGTTAAAATCTAGCGGTTTTACCCATTTTCCTGACAGAGGGCAGTCTTCTCTAAAGTAGCGAAAAATTTAGAGAGGGCTGCCCGATTTGCGTTTTAGCCATTATTAACAATTTTGAGATTCTTGATGTTGATGGTGGTTTCCTGCTTCTCGAAATCATCTTCAAGCTTCATGAATGTTTCTTCTACCGACAGATTGCGAGTTTCATCGCTATTGAATGAAACTGACTGCAGCTTTGGTGCTGCATAGGGTAGGAACTTGGCCACCATCGCCAAGCGACCGGCTGGCTCATCAATGGCATACAAGTCAGCCTCCAGGGAATATCCCTTCTCGTTACTGCCATTGAGATAGCCTACAATGGCATCACGGAGGCTTTCCCTGACACTTTTTGTGACCTTGTTTGGCGTACCAGCCTTACGTCCACCAGTCTTTTTTCTTTTACTCTTTGGATTGGATTCTTTATCTTTCTGTGCTGCCATATTACCTAATTATTTGATGTTACTGATAGTTTTCTGGTGCAAATATAGCGAAAAAATGGATAAGTAGGTGCTCGACTTGCGCAATTTATCAAAAACCTTAGCGAAAAACGCATTACTTTTACACTGTTTAAACATTTAAAATCGATTTTTATGGGACTTATTGGAAAAATTGCCAAGGGGCTTACCGGCTCTGTAGGCGGAATCTTAGGCGGTGTAGCTACAGCTGCAGGTGGACTGATGGCTGCTAAAGCCCGAAACAAAGGATATGATCAGTATATCCAGATGTATCAAGACCGATTGCAGCAGGTGAAGGATCACCGTGACAACTTGTATTATCAGGATCCTACGCAGACAGCGGAAAATCAGGTAGCCGTGACCAATGCCCAGCAGGTATTGGATAACGCTACACAGAAGGCCAGGAACACCAATATCGTGAGTGGTGGAACGGATGAAGCGGTGGCGCTGAGCAAGCAGGCTGCTCAGGAGCAGGTGGGCAAGATGATGCAGGAAGCTGCCGTACAGGGCGCTCAGACAAAAGAAAATGTGTGGAATACTGCTGATTCGCAGATAGACCAGATGACTAACTACATCGCTACTGCCAAGCGTGACAAGGCACTTTCGAAGGCGCAGGGTATCACGGATGCCACTAGCGGACTGGCAGGTGCAGCAAGTAAGTTACCTATTTAGGAAAGGAGGATGTTATGGGATTTACATTAGATGATTTAACTCCTAAGCGTCCGGCTACTGCCGTTACTCCTGTTACTGATTTCCCTGATGATAATGCGGTGAAGCCGGAGGTTGCAGCAACAGTTCAGACCACTGCAGCAGAACCGGGAAAGAGTACAGCCATAGATACGACCGGTATTACTGGGAATGGTGGCAAGGAAACTTTTGCCCAGCAGCCAACCGAGGAAGTTACCAAGGTGGAGCCTAACCAGGGTATCAAGATAGACTGGAGCAGACCTTATAGCGAGATAGAGCAGAATCCTCTCTTGCGTCAGATGAAGCCTTATGACATCATGCGAGATTACCAGAAGAATGGTGATGGAAACTGGTCTGTCTTCATGCCATGGCTCAATACTCTGGGTGATGGAGATAAAACCGTAGCTGCCAATGAAGCCTTGAAGAAGAAAGCGGAGAGGCAGGCCAAGATGGAGCAATGGAGCAATTTCCTGATGCATCTTGGCAATTTCATCGGTACTACACAAGGTGCGCCATCGCAGAAGATTGAATCTGCACAAGAGCTTACCGACCGCCAGCGCAAGATAAGGGAGGCTACAGATGCTTTGAGAGCTAAGGGCTATGATCAGATGCTGCTGAATATCTACAAGGACCGGAAAGACAGGCAGGCTCAGTTGCAGGCGGAGGCTGCTGCCAAGGCCAATGAGGCACTGGCTGCTTATCGAGGGGCACAAGAGAATCAAACGAATGCTCTCACTCCTGCTAAGGTTGAGGAAGTCTATCAATCTGCAAGACAACATTCTACTGGTGCAGACTTGAATGAATCAAAGAAGGAGACTGAGGACACACTGAGAGACAAGAAAGGAAATTTGCTAGATAAGCAAGCAGATGCTGCATCTGCAAAGGCTGCTGATAGTCGTTCACATGTTGCTGTGAATAAATCAACGACAGCAAGGAACAATGCTGCAACTAATAAGACGATTAGAACAACGCCAAAATATTCTCAAGCAGAATATGGTAAAAGGTTCATCAAATACTTTAATCACATGAAAAAGAAGGGAGGCAATAATCTTGCTTCTATTTATGAAGAAAAGTATGGCATTGGTAAAAATGGAGATACTGGCAAGCAGTGGAATGCAAGTCTTCAAAGAATGTTCGTTGATGATGTTGAAGAACAAGGTCTTGCACCTAAGAGTCTTGGTATTGGCATTGGTAGCAAATCGAATAATGGCAAAACAAACAAAGGTAAACATTTAAATTTATAATATGGACGATAATATAAAGAAATTACATCAAGCGTTAATTGATGATGGTTATGATGATGTTGGTACAGAGCAGGAGTTTAGAGACTATGTTTCTGACAGCAAAAATGTAGCTACACTTTATAATGCATTAAGTGAAGCAGGATATGATAATTTTAAAGACCAAAAATCTTTAGAAACATATCTTTCAGCTAAGGCACCTGTTGCTCAAAAGCCTTCAACTCCTCAGAGTAGTGGGCAGAGTGTTTCTTCTAAGGGGATAAAACAGACGCAATATCCGCAAGAGGTGATTGATGCGTTCAATTCACCTGACAATAAGCCAGGCAACTTCAAGGATTTGGCTCAGCTGAATGATGAGTATCAGCGAGGCGAGTTAAAGAAGCCTGGTATCATTTCCCAAGCACTCGGTATGTTTTCTAATGTTGATGCCGGAAATGTCGGTAAAGAGCAGAAAGTGGGTGGCATGATTGCCAATATGCTTCTTGGTGATAATATGCAGCAACCACAACAAACACAGCAGCCATTGCCAAGCAATACTCCTTCACAGGAGCCTAGCCAGTTTGTCCAGATGCTAGCCGAGCAACAGCAAAATCAAACGTTACCACAAACTAAGGTACAGCAGCAAGCACAGAACGAAGGCTTGATGGATGCCAAACTTGCCAACTATCTGGAGAACTGGAAGCAGAGACCGGATAAGCAGGGTACTTACTTTGAAAATATGGTTGCCGACTTGTTGGCTGATGGTACTGCCAATAGCAATGAGGAGGCAGTGAAGATGGTGCAGTCTGCTCTGGGCAGATATGCCAACCGTTCTGCTATGGACGTTACCAACCAGGTGGTATCTTCTTTGCCTGATGATACGGTGCAGGATGCAGAGAAGAGTATCGAAGCGAAATGGTATAGCCATGGTGTGCAGGATAAGTTGAAGCAGGAGGCAGACAGCATGGGTATCAGTTATGATGACTATGTGGCTCAGTTCCTGAAACCTGCTATGGTACAGAGTTTGGTTAACAAGTATGGTCCGAACTACCGTAACATAGCTGAGGGCATCGCTACTCGTCTTTATGCTCACGATGAGCATGTGCAGGACAGACTGATGAACCAGGACATTAATGATGCTCTTTCTAGCGTTATCAAAAAGTATGTGGATTCATCTGTAGTGGATGAGTACAACAAGGCTCAGGAGGCAGGCAGTAAGGCATTTACGGAGGGAATGGAAGGAAGTCAGTTTATTCCAGCTAATCTTCGTCTGGGTACAGCTCTTGGTGCTCAGTATGAGGCAAACGAGGCCAAGGATCCTGCAAAGGTGCTTTCTGGTTTGCAGAATATGTTTGGCAAGCTCTACCGGAATCCGAAGTTCCTGAATGACATGAGCAATGCCGCATTTAAGGTGATGCAACGGTATGGCTTGAATGGCACTCTGAGTAGTGATCCTAAGCAGTTCAAGCCGATGATCAATTCTGTTCTTAAGAATGAATTGGACCAGCTGGAGATTAAGGGTATGATGCCTAAGGGTAGTGCAGAGTATATCATGAATACAGGCTTGGGTAATACCATAGTGGGCAAGATAACACGAAAGTTGGTACAGACCGATTATCAGAACTGGTTGGAGGATATTGCCAATCAGCAGTATCAGCCGGGCTTCTGGGAGAACGTGGCTAGTGGTGCGCTTACTTTTGCTGGTGATGCCTGGAGTTATTGGTTGCCGGGAGCCGCAGGTGGCAAGTTGACCAAGAGCATGTTGGCTAAGGCTGAGGGCAGACTGGCAGGTGACCTGATGGCTAAGGGTATGGAGAGCAGGATGGCTGCACGTGCAGCCAAGGTTCTCATTAGTAAGAGTAAGGGAATGGCGTTGAAGACAGGTGCTGCTCATGGTGCAGTAACCTTCGGTGGACAGTCGGCTATTTCCAAGCCTATTGATGAAATTTATCGTACTGGCCAGTTAGATGAGAATGGCAAGGTTTACAATCCTTCAGTGGGCAAGATTCTTGCCAATACTTTGGGAGAGGTGGCTAAGCAGAGTGCCGTAGGTGCCATTATGCAAGGTGGTACAATCGCCAATATGGTAGGCAAGGGCAGAGGCTTGGCTACCAATGTTCTTGCAGATGTAGGTGGCAAGGTGGTGGACTCTAGCATTATGACAGGTCAGCAGATGTTGGAGCGTATGGCACACGACCCTAATTTCAAACCTACAGGTAAGGACTTTGCCGAGAGTGCTTTGGAGAGTATGGCTAATCTTGTTTCCATCGGGTTTCCTGGTATGGTGGGCAAGTATGCCCGATTCAAGGATGCCAAGGAGTTTAACCGCAAGTTTGACTTCAACGACCAAGATATTGCCGAGTTGAAGAGATTCGGCTATGATGATTTGCGTGATGCCTTCGAGAAGTTGGGCATCAATGGTTATCGTGCAGAGGGTGAAGGTGTGCAGATGATGGGGCAACTCACTGATAAGTACATGAACCTGATGAACGACAAGAGTGTTCCGGAGGTGTTGAAGGCTAAGATGATGGCAGTGGTGGAAGGCAAGCGACCTTCTTCTTTCTCGCCTGTAGTAGATTCTGTCATCGTGCAGCCTATGGATAATGGCGGAAAGGCGTATCTCGAAACCTTGAATAAGGATGGCGGTATCATTGAGAGAAAGGAGTATTCTTCGCTTGATGAGGCTCAGAAGGCTGATAAGAAGCTGGAGTATGAGAAGACTCTTGGCTTGGCTTCTGTGCTGGAAGGTGAGTTCCATAATGAGTTTACCCAGGAGCATCTTGATGGCTTGTATAATCAGGCAGCCCAGAAATATAATATGGGTGAGAAATTGACGGATGAGGATAAGGCAGCGGTTTATCTTCATCAGAATGCTGGTGCCATCAAGGACATCATGGATAAGCAGCAGAAGGGCATCATTCTTACTGAGGAGGAGCAGAAGCAGGTTGATACTTATCGCCACTTCTATAATTCTGCCTTGGAGAACAGTTCCGTGATGAGAGAATTTGTGAATACCTTTGAGGATTCCCATGGTGTGGCACGTGGTACGCTGAGAAAGGCTTTGGAATCGAAAGATAAGAAGTATGCGCCACTGGTGGAGTCTTATCTTAAGGAGCTTTACAACTCTATCGAGCTGAAACGTGAAATGAAGCAGACGGTGGATGATCTCTATAATACTGCCCATGGCAATGAGCAGAAGAGAATTGAACAGAGTGGTCAGGAGCCTCCGGTTTCTGAGGGACCTGCTCCGTACCAAGACCGTACCAACTCCGTACCAAGTCCGAGTGATGCAAACTCTGCTGCAAACGTTGCAAACTCTTCTGCTGAGGTTGCAAGTTCTGCGCCTAATGTTGCAACCTCCGATGCTTTTGTTATGGGTCAGGAGGCTTATAAGAATGGGGATTCCGATACTTTGAAGGCTATTGACTATAATAGCGATTTGGCTACCGGACGCTTGAAGCGAGCGTTTGCAGATAGCGATACTATGTTTGATTTGGTGACCAAGACGTATAATGAAGGCAGAGACATGGAGCAGTTTGTGGCTCAGCGTGCCGGTAATCTTACTCCTGCCCAGAAAGAGGCTATCAGTAAGTATGTGGAGGCTATGGATGCCAAGAAGGGCGCTATTGATGCTCTGCAGCATGCTGATGATGGCTATGGAGAAGCTTTGAAGGAACAGCTTTGGCCATACCAGACGGAAGACGGTAATATCGTGCCAGCTACTCTTACAAGTGGTAAGCAGGTGTTCTTGAAGAAGGCTAACGAATATGGTGGAGGCTTTGTTGTTGTGCCTGATGAGCAGGGACAGCCTACGATTAAGCAGGTTTCGAATGCTGAGATTAAAGAGGTGGGCACTCCTGTTTCTCTTGATGAATACATCGAGAGTTCTTTGGCTCAGCAGAAGGAAGCGAGAAATAAGCAGTTTATCAGCCAGTTTGATGGCAGCGGATTGAAGCCGAATGACCGGGTGACAGTTGCCATGGAGGAAGGGGATGCTAATATTGTTATGGTGTTTGCCGGATTTAGCGAGGATGGAAAGATAGTGCTTACTGATGGTAAGGATAATATCGCCCTTACTAAAGAGGAGTTTGACACCTGGCGCAAGAATGCGCTTGATAACACTATTAATGAGCGCTTGGATCGAGAGGATGGTGAGCGTGAAATAGCAGAGTTGAAGCAGGCTGAGACTGATAAGAAGCTGCGATTTGCCAATGGCATCGTGGGGCTGAGCGAGGGCCAGCCGGACTATTCTTCTAAGGATACAGATCCAAATGTGGCGGCTGAGTATCTGCAGGAGCAGTATGGTGAAGACCATGGAAAACTTTTGAATCTGGTTAATGGTAGCCGTGACGACATCAAAACGCAACTTGACAACAAGAAGAAGGCTGCTGCTGAATATCAGAACTGGCTTGATACAAATGCCGATCTTGACCCGGAAAAGGCTAAGAAGGTGGAGGATGAGTTGAGTCTGGTTAATGAACAGATTGCTGATCTTGATGCTCGTTTCAAGAACTGGAATACTATCCGCAACAGCGTGATGACTCCTGATGAGGTGAAAGCAATGACGGAGGAGCGCAAGGCTGAGGTGGAGAAGGCTGGTGTTGATGAAACAGCCATCGTGCCATCTGATGATTTCCATGTGCTCGTACTTGATGATAAGGAATTGAAAAAGCAATATCCAACTATGGATAAGGCTAGCGACTATATTACCTCTCAGCGCAAGGACATCTATCATACCCAGGAGGATGTGGGGCACAAGCTGAATGACGTGAATGACATGCTGGCGCAGTATATCAATGGCGAAACAGAGCTGGACCCTACCCAACTTATGGAATTGAATACTACAAAGGCTCAACTGGAGGCTCTGCAGACTAATTTGTCGGTTGCAGCAAAGGGTTTGAAGGCACAAGCTAATAAACTCAGCAAACTTTATAAAACAGAAGTTAGCCAGCAGGAAATGGAGGAACTGGGTATGACTCCTTCTGAGCAGCGTAAGGTTCTTGTGTCTGATGCCATCAAGAAGAATGACCTTGGAGCAATAAAAGAGATATACAAGGATGCCTCTGTTGATGTTACGGACTTGACTCCTCAGACTCTTGAAGAGGCTGTATCAGAATCTTTGAGTCCTCATAGCTTGAATCCGGAATCTCTTCAATATGAGTTGGGCAAGAGTAATTTTAAGTTTGGTATTGGCAAGCGGTATGATTCTAACAAGTTCAATTATCTTATTGCCAAGAAAGGAACCGGTATGTCGGTTAACGAATTTGCCGTGAGAGTATATAATGACCTTCCTGTAAACTTGCAGGATATGGGATATACCGACCAGGATGTTCGTAATGCCCTTCTTGATATGTTCAAGTCTTATGACAGCGTGAAGGAAATGAGAAATGTGGCTCTGATGAACCGCATAGCTGCTGCAGAAGATGAACTTTCAAGCGAGGAAGAGTTTTATGAGGCACAGAAAGAGCGAGAAATTATCGAAAGACAGGCAGAAAATCCAGATTATTATGCTTATCTTGAAGATAATTCTGTACCTTTGCCGACTGAAAATGAACTCAACCAAATTGCAGGTATGGAATATGACCGCATGATGGAGATTGAGGATCGTGAACGAGAGTACAAACAATATGTTAAATCAATTTTACCAGAATTAGCAGATTATGATGACAGAAGCAATGAAGAAGGATATGGAGGAGGCCGTAGCCTGGGTAGCGACTCTTCACGGAGAGGAGTTGATGAAGGAAATCGCAATAGCCAAGAAGGTGGTAGCAGAGAAGCATCTGCTGAGGCCGAGGCTGGAGCGTTACATAATAGCACAGGCGAAGGGAGACAAGAGATTAGCAGCTTGGCATCTGGCGAAGGCTCAGCTGATAGAACTCCACATCTACCGCAAGAAGCATCCTTCGGAGAACGTTTAAAGAGTGCCATTTCCGAGACTGAGACCGAACCAACAGAGGCTCAGAAGAAGGCAGGAAACTACAAAAAGGGTCATTTGTTCTTTGGTGGCTACGATTATACCGTAGAAACACCAAAGGGCGTGACTCGTAGCGGTAAGGACGAGCAGGGCAAGCCTTGGAGCGTGACCATGCATGATACTTACGGCTATATTCTTGGTAAAATTGGCGTGGATGGTGATCATATTGATATGTTCATCAATGATGCTGCAGACCTTGATACTTTTGATGGTAACGTTTATGTTGTTGACCAGGTGAACACAGAAACTGGAGAGTTTGATGAGCATAAGGTGATGTTTGGCTATCCTTCTGAGGAGGCTGCTACAGAGGCTTATCTTGCCAACTACTCCAAGGGCTGGAAGGGACTTGGTAAGGTTACTTCTGTACCTAAGACTACCTTTGATAAGTGGCTGGAGTCTTCTGACCGCAAGACTAAGCCTTTTGCGGAGTATGCTATGGTGCAGAAGGAACAGGCAAAATTTGATCGCGAAGTGAAGGAGGTGAAGCCTTCGGAAATGACGGAGGCGCAGAAGGTGGCTTACGATGCTGTTTCTACTATGCTTAAGAAGGCTGGCATCCCTGTGAAGGTGATAAGCAACGAGGATATGGAGAAGGTGGCTGAGGCGCAGGATAACCTGAATCTTGCCATGCTGCTGAATCAGCCTGAAATGAGATTTAAGATTAAGACTCCTGAGGAGAAACAGGCTGCCGAGAATGCTTATAACTTTGCCAAGGATTTGCGACCAAACAAATGGGCGCAGTATGCCGTGGTGGATATGAGCAATCCGAATAAGATGCCGGAGTACTATCAGAAGCAGGAACTGGCAAGAAAGGAACGTACCTATCTGAATAGGTTGATGTGGGGAAACTACAAGGTTTTCAATCTTGACAAGAGTTTTGAGGACAATGTGGCTGGGCTTACTGGCTCTTTTCCTTCGGAGTTTGACCCATATAAGATTGATGCGCGGACTAGTAAGAAGAATGAGTTGAAAAAGCAGATTAAGGAGACTGAGGAGGCTTATAAGTCAACCGGGCAGGAACGTAAGGAGTATCAAAATCAGCTGATGAAGGAGTACATGGATGAGCATGGACTGGCTTCTGAAAACGATATTCCTGATGATGTTTGGAGAGAGTTTGATTATAAGGCTATTGAGAAATATCAAGATAAGCTTGATTCCTTGTTTGCGAAATATAAGGATTTGGACAGACAGTTGAAGGCTGTTGCTGAGCCGGGAGTGAGGTTCTTGCGTACTTATCATGGTACTGGTGCTAGCTTTTCTGAGTTTGACTTCGACCACCTGGGTGATGGTGAAGGTTCACAAGCATTTGGTTGGGGTGGCTATGTTACATCATCTAAGAAGATAGGAAAGAATTATGCTACTCTGATGGACAATGACCCTTCTAGGGCATATTATCGCATTCAGCATTCCAATGGTACAAGGTTCGCCAAGAAATATCCTACTCTAGAATCATTCCTGCATGGTGATAAGCAAATAGCCATGAATGACAAGTTTACAGAGCAGGAAAAGATTGACTACTACAATGAAATGAAGAAGTTGGCTGAGCCATATCATAATCTCTATGAGGTAGATATACCTGATGATAATGGAAGCAACTATCTGGATTGGGATAAGCCTTTGAGTAAAAAGCAGCAGGATGCCATTCGTGAAGGGTTGGAGCATCTTGGTGTAGGTATTAAGACGTTAGAAAGCAAAGGTCAGTCTTTAGAGAGAACTGGCGAAAATGTTTACAATAGTACTCTGTATATTGGGTTAACTGGAACAGAGTATGATTTGCCTGAAAGAACTAAAGGAATAAGCAAGTTCCTATCTTCTGTTGGCTTTACTGGCATTAAGTACAAGGCTGGACGTAACTTCGGTGGTGCTAAAAAGGGCGATACCAACTATGTTATCTTCAAGCCTGAGGATATGAAAATAGTTGATCGAACCAAGTTTGCCCAGAATAAGGGGGTGGTTTATGGCTACACCGATGGCAAGGAGATTGTGCTGAACCAGGAGCATCTGAATCCTAATACTCCTATCCATGAGTATCAGCATCTTTGGCGTACTGCTGCCAAGGAAATGAATCCGGAGCTTATTGCCCATGGCGATGAGCTGATCAAGCAGACTCAACTGTTTAGGGACTTGAAGGAGGATGAGAACTATAAGCATCTGAGCGATGATGAGATTTGCGATGAGGCTTTTGCTCGTCTGACCGGTGAGGACGGTGCTGCCATCTTGGAGCAGATGGCGAAGGATGCCATTAAGGAGAATCCGTTAGACAGCGCTAAAGAACTTACTATCATCAACCGATTGAAGAATTGGTTGAAGAAGTTCTGGTATTGGACCCTTGATACATTTACAAAGTGGAAGCCTGAGGACATTAAGAAAATGACCTTGGAGGATATTCGTAACCTTGTGTTGAGAGACTTGGCGCAGGGAGTGGATCCACGCAACGTGAAATCTCGTATGACTAAGGAAGATGCAGTTTCTCTTCGTAAACAGATGGAAGATAATGCTGAACAAGAGCGAATTTTAGAACATACGGAAGAGAACTGGCAGAAAGAATTTGGCAAGGATAGCCGTGTAACGACTCCTATTGGAAGTATCAAACTTGGTGAAAACCAATATAAGAAGGCAGGAAGAAACGACCGAATCAAAAGATTTGGTCTGTTGAAGCCTACCCTGGAGCGTCCTGACGTTATCTTGGAGAAGTCTGCACCAAAAGAAGGTGCGGAACGACAGACTAAATATCTGTTTATCAAATCTTTTAAAAAGGCAGATGGAAACAAGATTCTGAACTATGAATCCATAACAGTAAAGCAGGGTGAAGAGGAAGTGGCGATTAGCGCACATCAAATAGAGCCTTCGAAAGTTGTGAAAGAATTAACGGAATCAAAAATGCTATGGAATCGTTTCAGAGGCGATTCTAATTCCTTGGGCGAGAATCAAGGTTCGGCATTAACTCCATCCGCAAATAACCCAAGCGGAAAGGATAGCGTCCTGAATCCTCATAGCGATGCAAAGATACGCAATTCCTTTGAAATCACCAAGGAAAATGGTGGAAATTTATCTGTGGAGGATAAAATAAAAGCTGTATCTCAGCAATTTGGGGTTGATGAGGCTGATGTGGCAATGTATGCCAATGCTATTAAGAAGGGGTCTACTGCTGAGGCTGCACGTGCCAGAGCCAATATCAAACGCCATCTGTTGCAGGCAAATGAAGATAAGATTTCCTCTTTCAAGGAACTTCTTAAGTACACCAAGCCTGTAAATGAAGCCTTGAAGGAGAACTTTGGTGACGTTGATGCCATGATAGAGGAGCGCAAGCAGCAGATGGAGGCGCAGCGTAACGCCATGGAAGCTGCAAGAAAGAGAGCTGAGGAAGAGGAAGCCAAGCGCAAAAAGCACTTGGAGGAACTTTCTTTGATTCCTTATGATAAACTTGACAAGCAGTATATGGATGCTCTTGCTAAGGGTGATGATGCTACAGCCAGGGAAATGCTTGATGAAGCTGCCAGACGCAAGGGCTATGATGATACCGAAAGCGCATATCAAGGTGTAGGTGCGTGGGCTGCACCGGGAAACCCTGGATATGAAAGTGACAAGGCGAGACGTGACGATTGGGAATCCAGTGGCTCGGATGTGAACCTGGAGGATATGGCTATGGGTTATACTCCTCAGCCTGATGATTACTTCTCTCACCCTGAGCGTTATTCGCAGAACACTCCTCATGGATTGGAATCTGTGAAAGCCATCAATACGGCTATTGATGCCATTAAAAATGGCGAGAAGGATGTTAAGGTAAAGGTTTATCGTGCCGTTCCTACTTCTGTGAAAGAAGGAAAGTTGCGTAATGGTGACTGGGTTACTCCTTCTAAGAAATATGCCGAAATGCACGGAACAAACCGTCTGGAAGGCAAATATCGTATCATCGAGGATGAAGTTCCGGCTACTCAACTGTGGTGGGACGGTAATGACGCAAACGAGTTTGGCTTTGATGATGGCAAGGCGTATAAATACAAGAATGCCAAGAACAACAGAAAGTTGAACGACCTTGTTACCTATGATGATGAGGGTGACGTTATTCCTCCTTCTAAGCGTTTCAATTCTCGCAAGAAGGATATTCGCTTCATGTTTGCTGGAGAGAAGGGAGCTGCTGAGGCTGATAAGGCTGAGGAAAAGACCTATCGCATGGATAACTTGAAGGTGGCAGAGAAGATGGAGCGAGGCAAGAAGGATGCCAAGGCTATCAAGCTGGCTACCGGATGGGAACGTGGAGCTGATGGCAAGTGGAGATATGAAATGCCGGATGCTAAGATTAAGGATATGAAGGATATTGGCGGTGGTAATATTGTTAAGCGTTTTGATGACGATATGCTTTGGAATGATGGTAAACTTACTAATGTCATTGATGCGCCTGGACTTTTTGAGGCTTATCCTCAGTTGAAGGATGTGCGTATTGATACGGATGCCATTATGAACGATATGCCTTCAAATGGTAATTATAATGCCAAGACCAACACCATTACCATTCATGCTGATGAGCTGAAATATATGAATAGTATTTTGAATCACGAGATTCAGCATGCTATCCAGTATATAGAGGGATTTGGCAAAGGTGGGTCACCTGAACAAATGGAAAAAGAATTTAAGGCAGCGCAAGACGAGTGGAAGGCACGTGCTTATGCTCATGAATTGGAAGAAAAAGCCAAGGAAATGGGAGGTGAGTATAATCAATCGGAGGTGGAAAAAGCCCTTGTTGAGGAATATAAGGATTTAGATATGTCTGATGAACTTCCAGATAAAGAGACACGTATCAAGGGTTTCAATTACTTTGCACGTGGCTATGCTGATAGAAGTATGGATGATACCATCAAACGTTTTCGCCTGAATGAAAGTACACGTTCTGACTTTGATTCTTACAAAGAATACCTAAAGTTGGCAGGTGAGGTAGAATCGAGAAATGTGGAGAAGCGTTTGGGTATGAATGATGAGGAGCGCAGAAACTCGCTGGCTGAGGAAACAGAGGATGTACCTAGAGATTCGCAGATAGTGTCCGGAAATGCTAGGGCTAGTTACAAGATAGTGGAGCAGAAGTTGCAGAAGCATCCTGATTCGCTGATGAAGGCTGGCACCTACTTTAGTGGTGGTGGTCTGGTTGAAGAGGGATTGAAGGGTATTATCGACCCAGTGGTGGCTGTGGAGTATGACCGGAAGATAAGTGGCGTGTATCGGAATAACTTCGGGCAGCATATTGTTACGGCTGACGTGAGAGACGTGGACCCTAAGGAACTGGTGAAGCATATTGATGGCGAGGTGGAGTATTTCCATGCTTCGCCTGTATGCAAGAACTACTCTCAGGCTAAGAGCAATGGGGGCGAGGTGGAGCTTGACAAGGAGACTGCCAAGAGTACTGCCGACTTCATTGATGCCGTGAAACCGCGAGTGGTGACTATCGAGAACGTGAAGGGCTACAAGGACTCTGAGGCGATGAAGATTATCACCCAGGCGCTGGATAAGAACGGCTACAAATGGGATGCTGACGTTTATAATGCCGCAGATTTTGGTGGTTATACCAGCAGGGAGCGACTGATTGTTAGAGCCGTGAAGGACGGAGAACTGCCGGAGAAGCCTAAGAAGCAACCACGCAAGGGTGGATGGCTAGAGGCTGTGGAGGACATTCTTCCTACCCTGACGGAGAAGAAAAACGGTGTGGCACCATGGATGGACACCAGATTGAAAGTTGACGGTATAGACTGGCAGAAGGTGGAGAAGCCTCTTTACGTCATGGGTAGTGCCTATGCCGATGGCAAGATACCTCATGCCTATGGGGATGAGATTCTGCCAACGCTGAGAACCAAGAGCGGAGACGTGATTATCATGCCGAGTGGAAAGGTGTTGCGTGCTGATGGCAGGGTATTGGCTAGAATAACCGGACTGGGCGATGACTATCTGTTGCCTAAGACGGAATCTTTGGCGCATACCATCATTGGCAATGGTATTCCGGTGCAGTTGACCAAGGGCGTGATTGCTCCTCTGCTGAATAAGGATGACTTATCCGGTAGAAATGTACTGGCACGACTTGGCAGCTCTATCTTTAAGAATAACTGGGATGCAGACATGCAGAAACAGGTGAGCGACCGGGTGGTGAACACTGCCAACAAACTGGGTGGTGCTGAGGCTACGGTTTACACTTCTGTGGATGAGGTGCCGGATGCTTATCTGAGTGATGTGAAGAATGGTGCTACCGGATGGTATGACCCAACTACTCACACGGTGCATGTTTATCTGCCTAACTGTGCTGATGCCGATGAGGCTCAGAGAACCGTCTTCCATGAGAAGATAGGACATGAGGGTATGGAAGTGCTGCTTGGTGGTGAGCAGGGCGTGAGAAAGTTTGCGGACTTCGTATATAAGTCTGTAGATAAGAAGACGAGGGGCAAGATTCTCGACTTCGCTTATCAGTATGATCCAGGTTGGAACAATCCTGACCGCATCAATATCGGCACGCAGGAGTATATCGCACATCTTGCAGAGGAGGGTCCAACTGCAGCTGAGGACTTTTCTCTGTGGACTAAGATAAAGCATTATCTCATCAAGGTGCTTAAGAAATTGGGCATCCGTGTGCCGGGACTTCTCAATGATAAGGATTTGAGATACTACCTGATGAAGGCTGGCAAGGCTCTTCACGTTTGGGACGAAATGCCTCAGGAGAAGCAGGAAGCCCTGATGAAGCAGGCTAGCAATGCCGAAATCAAGGATGCGCTAGCTGATGGTGCTGGCAAGGGCAAGCCGAGACAGAAGAAGGGTGAGAGTGCCATCCAATACATGAAGCGAGTGATGGAATGGAAGCGATGGAAGGAAGCAAGAGAGGACGAGAACGACCCAGAGCCACCTATGTTCTATGACTTCGACAAGGATGTCGAGGGCAAGAAGGAATGGGAACGCCTTAACAAGGAATGGCGTGACAGCCATCATCTGCAGGGTGACGAAATGCCGATTAAGCCGGAACGCAAGGAAGGCGAGACGGACGAGGCGTTTTTCTCTCGTTACAAGGAATGGGAGAAGTGGAACGATGCCATAGCCGACAAGGAGAACCCTATGCCTGATATGTTCTCGTTTGAGAAGCAGAAGCAGGACGAGGCTAGACAGAAGTACGAGGACTGGTTGACCAGACACGAACTGAACGAGCAGAACGATGCCGACCTGGACTTGTATGAGGGTAAGGTTTACCCGGCAGAGACCAATCCGGAGGCTGATGCCCTGGAGCAGCGAGTGATGCAGGACTTGGCTGAGGTGACCAGTACGGACGTGAGCAAGGAGGGTGCAGCAAAGACCGTGAAGCATGCCGTTATCCATCGTAGAAAGAATATGGAGGAGGCTAGTGCTTACGATGCCATCTATATCAATGATGTGAAAAACAGAATTGTGAAAATGGCTGACAGTGGTGCTTTTGACAAGTTACTTTCTGAATACCAAGGCAAGCCTAACCGGGCAGAAAAGCTAGCTGAGGCTATACCTTATATAATAGAGGCACCTAGACGCTTGCGTGACCTGGCTCACGATCTGAATGCCACTGGTGCTTTTGACAAGGGCCATATCCATATCCAGCCGGCAGATGTAGAGGCTATCCAGCCATATGTGGCAGACCTGATTGCTGAGACTGGCAAGAAGCATACCGAGCTGAGAGACGGCAAGGAGGTGGAGGTTTATGATGATCCGCAGGCTGTGAGCGATGTGGCCAGCAAGATGGCGCAGGTTATCAACGACAATCACCAGGGCGAGGAAGGTTTTGTGCCTATTGACGGTACGGACATTCTGAGCGAGCATGTTTTGCCACTGGTAAAGCAGCAGATTGTGCCGGAGGGTATCGATTACAAGAATCTCTCTCCTGATATGAAGAATGCTGTTAGGTCTATAAGAGATTGGTATGATTATTTCTACGACTGGTTGAAGGATAATCGCACCTTAAGAGAGGACACCGGATATAATGCCGACTATGTAAACCATATCTGGGATAAGGAAAAGAGCGACAAGCAGGCCTATGCCCTGTATGTGGAGAACAGACAGCGCACAAAAAGCCCTAACGAGAAGCCGAGAACCATCAGTACTCTGATGGAGGGTATCAGCGTAGGACTTGTGCCTAAGACTACCGACATCACGAAGATGATGGCTTATTACAGCAGAAGCAATATCGAGGCTTGGGTTAACAAAACCATGCTGCAGGAGTTGAGCGGATTGAACGTAATAGAGCGCAATGAGGATGGAGAAATCATTTCTTCTGACCCACTGCTTTCTTCTACGCCTCCTTTTAACCTGGAGCAGTATCAGTACTTTGAGATTCCGGGTGTGGGACCAGTTTGGGTATATAATGTATCGCCTAAGCAGGTGAAGGTGAAGAATCCTATCACAGGCAAGGAGAAGGTGCTTTATAGCGAGGCGAGTGCCGGAGACCGATTCGGTGTAGTATTCGAGACCTATCAGTCTTCTCCTTTCTGGAAGGCGTTTGATACGCTTGCTTCGAGTGCCAAGAAACTGGAGTTGGGCTTTAGCGGTTTCCATGCCGGAGCATTGACGGAGGTTTATATGGTGCAGAACATGGTGGAGTTTGGACCCAAGAAGGCTATGGCAAACTTTATGAAGTATATCTTTGCTGATACAGCCAAGAATCATGAGCTGCCTTGCTTTGCCAATCCGCAGGATTTTCAGGAGGCTGCTTCGCATCTTGTGAAGTTTGGAGCGACTAATGACTATGCTGCTGCAGACGTGCAGAACATGTTCGACAATATGCGCGATGCGATGATGAAGGTGCAGGAGAAACTGAGGGACGGAAATGGAATTTCCGGAACGGTGGCTTTGGCTACTATGCCTTTGAAGGTGGTGACGCAGATGCTTTCACTTATCAACAAGGGTATGGACAGAGCCTTGTGGGATTTCCTGCATGACGGACTGAAACTTGCGACCTACCGGATGAGGGCAGACAAGACCAAGGAACGTGCCAAGAAGAAGGGATGGAGTGCAGAGGAGCTGAGCCGGGCTTTGGATGAGGACGGACAGTTTGTGAACGATATGTTTGGTGGTCAGCACTGGGACATTGTTGGAGCAAGTCAGCGAACAATAAGAATTGCAGGAAGATACCTACTCTCTCCAGATTGGAACAAATCAACAACTAGCCATTTCCTGGCTATTACAGGTTTTGGATCAGTATGGAATGAGGCTACCTTTGAGAACTTCAAGCAGTACTACCAAAGACTGTGGCATAAGGAGCTTATGCCGGAGGATGAGGGCAGAAGGAGCAGACAGATTTCGGCTCTGCTCTGTTATGGCATCGGATTCATGGTGTTCTATGAGGGTATTGCCAATGGTATCAATGCTGCCTTCCGTGCCCTGGATGAGGAGAAGGAAAGAAAGAAGGCAGAGGAGATCCGGAAGACCAACCCAAGCTATAAGAGTATGTATGAACTTGCTTATCCTGATGGTATGAAGTGGTATGACTATCTGATGCGAGGAAACAGTCTTGGGCAGCAGAGCAAGATTTTCTTAGGCAGATATGCGGATGGTACGGAAATGTATATCAGACATGGTAAGCAGTTCCGTGAGGTTCCTGAGTACTTCTTCAACGAAAAGGGTGATTTTGAAATTCCTGGTCCATTTGTGAACAGATTGGTGGGCAAGGCAAATCCATTGATAAGAATGGTATTGGATGATTATAATTATTTAAGTCCTTATAGAGCTAGCCATTCAGATAAGGAGTTGCAGCGCAAATATGGAAAGCTCGTAGGAAATGAGTCTTTGGGCAAAACCATTGGGCTTCTCCACAAGAATGCCCTGTACTGGGCGCCTTTCCTGATTCCTAGTCAGGAGAATAAGGAGTTCAAGGCTGTGGATTTCTTCTTCCCTTCCAGCAAGGGCTTTTCGCCATGGAAGGCTCAGAGCTACTTTAAGGACTTTATCCTTAGCGGTGATATGGAGGGCGTGGTGATGACCTATCAGAGCTGCCAGCGCAATGGTATTGATGCTGAGGCTCAGATTAAGGCTGCCATCGGTTCGGTGAAGGCACTGGAGAGTGCTGAAATGAATGATGGCGTGACTTCGCTTCAGGAGGCTAGCCAGCGTTTTGATGCTGCCAAGAGTATCACGGAGAAGAAGATGATGCGCCAGAAGATGAAGAAATTCCTCTCGCAGAGTGATTACAAGGCTTTCACCCAGAAGGAGGCGCTGGATATGGTGCAGGGCTATCTGAATGGTGATGAGGACTTGAAGGAAATGGAGAAGGCTGAAAGCAAGTATCTGATGGCGGCCAAGGCTGAGGACGTGACGGAGGACTGGAGAATACAGAATGCCTGGAACGGAACCGTGGAGGCTTATCAGGAGTATCAGCGTTTGAAGGATATTGATAAGGCGAAGGCGAATGCCTTTAAGAACAGCAAGACCAACAAGCGACTGTTTGGTGCTAGAAAGGCTATCTCTGCTGCCAAGAGGAAGATGAATAAGGCAAAGAAGCAAATGGACGGTACGAATAGTGCTGCCAAAATGGTGGAGATCCGCAAGACCAGAAAGGAGCTGCTTAATACGCTGAACGGAATGGAGTAGCCTTCGGGCTACTTCACTTCTTTCGGAAAAATGTTCTATTTTTCAGAAAATAGGCTTTGGCCAAATATTTTAAAGCTTTTGCCCTTACTATTATATTTGCACTTGGAAAAATAAAGAGGTGAAAATCTTTATATCTGCAAACTTTTGTTAACTTTGCAGAAAACTAGATAAGTACAATAAAAAAAGAAGA